CTCGTACATCGGCGCGCGCCTCCTTTATGTCCCCTAATGGGGGATCGGGGGCCGCAGCCCCCGGGCGTTCCGAGTAGATAGCAGCACAATATTTGCTCTGGCGCGGTAGCGCCGCTTCCCTTATCCGCGCGAAGCGCGGCGCGTATATTTTTCAAAATAACGTATTTCGTTATTTTCTCCCGCTTTCAGAACTTCCCGGTTCACAGACGGTATAATCTTCACCGGGATTGCCCGTGCAGCTTGTGCGACGGTATTCTGGTCTTCGCGTGAACTCGAACTCTGGCTGGTGTGTCCTCTACGTCGGCGGCTACTATAGCAATACCGCCGGGAACTGCGGCCTGTTCTACTTCAACGGCAACTACGGCTCGTCCAATGCGAACTCGAACATCGGCGCGCGCCTGCTTGTTTGTATGCTCCATTTCTTTGCACGGACTTTCCCGCGCCGCTTGGCGAAAATATTGCCACTACAGGACGGGCTTTAGTACGGCCGAAAGGTATCTGGAAAGACCCCGATGGCAAACAAGGAGCGAGGCAAATGCCAAAAAGAAAAGGATTCCTGTATGAATGGATGTGCGATAAAGAGCATATCCGCGCCGCGATTGCGTTCGGCTCAAAAGGCAAACGCAAGCGGCATGATGTGAAGCGGGTGCTGTCCGACGTGGACGGATACACCGAGCGCGTCTATGAACTGCTGACAACGCAGAGCTTTGAGCCAGCGCAGCCAAAGATGCGCCGGCTCTACGATGTGAGCAGCCAGAAGTGGAGGACGATCGAATATGTTCCGTTCTTCCCTGATGGCATCATTCACACGCTGATGGTCATGGCGGCAGAGCCGGCATTTCGGCGCGGCATGAACCATTGGTGCTGCGCGTCGGTGCCAGGACGCGGCGGCAAGCACGCGATCCGTCGCTGCAAGCGCGTCATCCACCATGACAAAAAAGGCAGCCGGTATGTCTGCAAGATGGACGTTCACCACTTCTATCACTCCGTTGACCGGCACAAGCTGATCTGGATGCTGGCGCATAAGATCAAAGACAAGAAATACCTGAAGCTGACATGGGATATTCTTCAGACCTGCGAACATGGACTCGCCATCGGCTTTTTCATCTGCCAATGGCTTGCGAACTTCTACCTTGAATCGCTCGACCGATATATTCTGACGCTCGACGGCGTGAAGTACAGTGCAAGGTACATGGATGACATTGTGCTGTTCGGTCCGAACAAGAAAAAGCTGCACCGCGCGCGTAAAGCGGTTGCCGAGTATCTGCAAAAGCGGCTGCGCCTGCAGATGAAAGGAAACTGGCAGGTGTTTCCCTTGCGGGCGCGGGCGCTGGACTTTGTCGGGTATCGGTTCTACCGCGACCACACCACCATGCGGCGTAAGAATTTCCTGCGCTTCACGCGGCAATGCCGCAGAGTCCGCAAGCGGATCGAGCGGCATCAGCGGATCTCTTATTCGTCCGCTGCCGGTCTGCTGAGCAGAATCGGTCAGCTCAAGCATTGCAACGCCGTTGCGGTGCGAAAAAAGTATGTTGACCCCATCGGGGTACGAATCTTAAAGGAGGTTGTGCGAAATGAAAGTAAGAGGCGACAATGCGCCAGCCAATGCGTTTTCGCTGGAGGAGCAGCCTGACAAGCCCGGCTTTTGCCTCGTGAGGTTCTATGAGAACGTAGCGCCGTTTTCGGAAACGGAGGGTGAACTGACGATCTCCGGCTATGAGTACGACGAATATTATCTGGAGCTGCCGTTCTATGACGGAATTTCCGATGATATTCTCGGAAACTTCGATGGCTATTTCGCGCAGGCGAAGCTGGCAGAAGCAGAAACAGAAACCATTCCGAAGCTGAAACAGCAGGTAAGCGATCTGCAAAGCGTCAACGAAGGACTGACCGAGCAGATCACGCAGGCGCAGCTTGCGCTATGCGATGTCTATGAGCTTGTGATCGGAGGTTAACGGGTATGGCAAAAATCTATGCCGAGCTGATCCGCAAGGGTCTGAAAACACTTGACGATGTGCCGGAGCGACTCAGGGATGAAGTCCGGCGTATCCTTGATGAAGATGAGGTCGAGGGCGTATGAAGCGCCTTCGGCTTTTTCTTTTGACCATTTTATGCGGGAAGGAGGTGCAGGACATGGCTATCGTGTATGCGACGTTGATCGTCAAAGGGAAAAAGACGCTCGACCAAGTGCCGGCTCTCATCAAGCCGCAGGTTGAGGAAATCCTGAAGGATCTCGAAGTAGAGATCTGACACGCAGCAGGAGGGGCGGCACGGTCTGCCTCTCCTGCATTTTGCAAGTAGAGGTGAAAGTGATTATGACAATCAACGCTGGTGAGTTTCTGATCGCGTTTGTCGCGGCTATGGGGATTCCGTCCGCCATCATGGGCTTTATCGTCTGGAAACTGGAACGGAAAATTGCGGCGCGTGATAAGCGCGCCGAAGAGCAGGATGAAGCGCAGAAAGACTTCTTTCTGCTCATGGTGCAGAGTACAGGCGCAGCAATCGCGCTCGGCGAAGCAACCGCCAAGGCGGTACAGCGCATTCCAGACGCGAACTGCAACGGCGATATGCACGATGCTCTGAACTACGCAGCCAACATCAAGCATAAGCAGAAGGATTTTTTGACAAAGCAGGGCATTCACGCCCTGTATGACTAAGGAGGAACACGATTCATGGAATACAACGTTACCACCATCATTCAGGCGGTATTTGCGCTGATCGCAGCAGTCATTACCGTCATCGTCATTCCGTACATCAAGAGCAAGACCACAGCCCAGCAGCAGGCAGAAATCAACGCATGGGTGAAGATTGCCGTATCTGCCGCAGAGCAGATTTACAACGGCTCCGGTCGCGGTCCTGAGAAGAAAGCGTATGTCTTGGAATGGCTCAAGCAGCGCGGCATTACGGTTGACGAAGCCAAACTGGACGCTATGATCGAGTCCGCCGTTTATGAATTGAAAAGCGGCGTTTTGGCTGTCGGTGAGCTTTCGACCTCCGGGGGCGACGAAACATGAGCGTACGCATCGGGCAGGCGTCGCTCGGTGAAACCGGTGCGCATGGGCAGAAAGCCGGCAATCAGACCGGGCGGGAGCTCAATTTCTCACGCTGGTATAACGGAAGCTGGCTCGGCGTTCTCCGGTTCAAGGACCGCAGGAAAGCCGAGCTAGCCGCGCAGGCGTGCGAAGCTGGTGTCGGCAACAAGAACATCGGGTACGATCAGGACGGTCGCAACACAGCCTACGTCGCTGCGGAAGCGGTAGACTTCATTCTGAGCAAGATCGCAAAGCCCGTAGAAACGGACTGCAGCGCGTTTATGATGCTCTGCGCAATTTCCGCTGGCGTCGACGCCCTGGAAGAAACCTACCGCAAGCAGGGCAATTCCTGCACGACCTACTGCATGATGCGCTGCTTCCCTGCGACGGGAGAATTTGAACTGCTGACTGACCGGAAGTACCTGACATCTGACGCCTACCTGCGCCGGGGCGATATTCTGGTATCGTCCGGGCATACGGTCATGGTGTTGGAAAACGGAGAAAAGGAGGACGACATGGACAAGGAAACCTTTACCGAGCTGTTCCGCGAAATGCGGAAAGATCTTCAGGACAATGACTGCAGCGATTGGAGCGAAGCTGCTCGCCAGTGGGCAGTCAACAACGGCATCGTGCAGGGCGGCGCACCGCTGCCCGACGGCTCCGCGAACTTCATGTGGCAGGACATGATGACGCGCGAGCAGCTCGTCACGGTTCTTTATCGCTTCGCGCAGAAGCTCGGCATGATCTGATGGCTCAGAAAAAGCGCAGGAGAAAGAAGCTGGACACGAGCAAACTCGTCTGCTTCCTGCTGGTCGGGTCTGGCTTGCTTATCACGCAGGAATGTATTTACCTGATGCGCCTGTGCATCAAGTCCAACTATATGGCTTCTGCCGCTTGGTTGACAGCCGCGCTCAGTCTGGCGCAGGTTATCATCATCACGGGCGGCAAGTGCTATTTTGAGCTGGTCAAGTCCGACCACAAGCGTGGCGGCATCACGTTTGAAGCCGCCAAGGCAAACGGCTTTCAGGAGCAGGACGCATCGGACAACGTGGACAGCGCCTTTATCTGAACACATGAACAAACCCCTCTCATGGCAGAAGTGTCATGTGAGGGGTTTTCTTTTTTGCGCGGCTCTGGCGGCTCGCTACGCCGTTTTTATATCTGCCCATTGATTCTCTCGTCGCTTTGCGCTGCCTAAACTTGCAAGTCCAGCAGCGACGCGACAGAGGCGCTTATCTTGAAATGCTCATTCGCGCGGCACACTATTCTTCGATTCGCTCCCACCCGGCGTCTTCCAGATCGTCAAAGCCGTTCCAGACATCTTCCATGACAAGCTGCTTTTTCTTGTCGACGATCAGACACGCAACTTCGTCGCCGAACTTTCTGCTTTCGAGTAGAAACAGGTGCGCGGTAAGTGTCTGTGGCTCGCCGTTCACGTCCGGGGTAATCTGAAAATCACCCTCGTCAATGATGTACCACGTTCCCTCGTGGCCATCAATCTTAATATTGTCGCTAATCCAACTCAGCATGTGCCATCGTTCCGGTTCTCTCACGATTGCCCACGTGCTGAGCGAATCCTGCTTATGCGCGAAATCTTCGATGGCCTCAACCGTTCCGCAAGTATCGCAGATGTAGCAGCCGACACGGCGGCTGAGGGCATTGCGCGTGACACTCTCTGCGTCCATTGTCATCTTCCCGCAGCGGGGACACGCGAAGTGTCCGCTCTGCTTCTTGGCAAATTCGGCAATGAGAATCCGCGCCAGCGTTTCCTCGTTTGGTTCGATACTTTCGACTTCCCATGCCTCGCGGCCGTCGGCTTTGGCTTTTTCTCGTGCCTGCTGCTGATCCACTGCGAACACGGCGGCGGTGATCCGCTGGCCGTTGTCACGATTGCGATAAGTGACTGTCCAAGACTTATTCTCCATGCTGTCCCTCACTTTCTGTTGTGCAGGTCTTCGATCTCATCGAGAGTTGCCAGCTTGACATCGAGCGCATCAATAACTTCCTGGCAGTGTCTTGCGATGTCGAGCGCCTGCCCCTCAAGGGCCTTTTCCTGCATCTCGCGATGTTTCGCTTTATCGGCCTGAATGCCCTTACGCGCCCAGCCGAGAATTTCAAGATAGGTCATAGCATTTCCTTTCTCCCCGTCACGCCGGTAGGACAGCCTTGGATTTACAGCTTGCAAAGGTTCTTGAACTCGCTGGCGATGTTCTCAATAATCTGGGCGGTGCTGTAATACTGGGTCGGGTTGTCCTGCTTGGCAGCGTCCATGAGCATTGCGAGAAATTCTTCCGCGTCCATGCGGTCGATGATGATTTTGTCTTCCATGATGGCTCCTTTCACTCGATAGCAGCTTCGATGCTGCTGATGGCTTCTTCCAGACTGTCCACGGCGCTGGAAAGATTGTCGCAGGCTTCGTCGGCCTTTTCATAGCGTTCGCTTTCCTGCATATTCTCCGGGATGTTGTCTCGGTATTCTTCTTCCTCGGCCTGAAGGTCTTCGAGGCCGCCTTTCAGCTCCTCTAACTGGTCAATGATAGCCTGCAAATTCTTGCGGCGGATTTTATTCATGGCCTGTCCTTTCTCCCCGTACTCCCGGTAGGTCAGGCAGCATCGATTATTTTCTGATCCGTTCGCTGGTGCCGTCAGGATGAAAGATAACCTCTATCTCCTTGCCGGTGTCACAGTGGGCAATGACGGAAACAGGGAGTCGCGTCTGCTGGGTGCGGGCTTTGGCTGCCCCTGTTGCCTGCTCTCGGATTGGGGTACTACCGATAACCCGCCCAGTCTGCTTAATTGTGAATCCGATGATGTGCATGATATTCTCCTTCTGCCCTCGCAACCTCCGGGGCTGGAACATTATTACGCCAGATTACGCCAGCTTGAATACCGTGTAGCAGGTGTTTCCGTTTTCGTCGCGGACATCTTCAATCTTGCAAAGCTTAGACAGCGCTTCGCTCATTGGAGAACCGTAGGTTCCGCGTTCCCACAGCCCGGCGCGTTCTGCCATGTTCCAGAAACAGCCGACCTCAATTCCGCCGCCGGGAAATGGATGATGCTTCGTGAACCGCGCCCGGATGAAGTTTTCGCACCACTCGACTTTTACGCTTTTCATTTGGTTTCCTCCTTGCCCTTATGCGTTCTGAGGCTGGATGTCATACGCTTCAGCTCTTTCGACTTCGCCGCCGATTCTCCAAGAGTACCCTTTACCGGTGGCTGCGATGCAGAAAGCAACGTCTGTGACGATCTTGCCGTTGTCTCCGCCCTCCATAGGGATGATGTTCTTTAGGGCGGGTGCAAAGCCGACGGTCTTTTTCATGGCGTCTCTGGCAGCTCTCTTGTAATCCATAGCAGTTATCTTCTTCATGGTGCGGATTTCCCCTTTCAACGCAGCCGATAGGTTCTGTCCCGGTAGCTGACGCAATATGCGTTGTCATACTTGAAAACCATTACGTAGGCCGTAGCAATGCGGTTGGCCCCAAACTTGCGGCGGATAACGCGCTTGGCAATCTCGATGGCCTCACCGGTAAATGTTTTGCTTTTGGAAGAACACTCCTTAGCGATGTACCGCTTGAGGCGCAGCTCTGCAGCGGCCTTCGCCTCGGCCTCGGTGCCGTACTGCGTACCGCTTACGCGGTTTTCACCGATTTTGAAAAACCGTTCCTGCTGGAGGACTTCGAGCCGGTTGTTCCAGAGCGTCGCCCAGTTGTCGTTGTTGTTGGGGCGGACATCGGCATCCAGCGCCTTGCCGACGATGATCTCGACGCCCTCAACGTTTGCCGCGTAATCAGAGAAGCGGTCTACTAAGATGCGGACGATCTCTTTGCCGTCCGTAAGATCGATCTTTGCGGTTTCGCCCTGACTGCCGCTCATGGAAGCGGTATTGATGGAGTAGCCCTTGGCCAGCCACTCGGCTACGATCTCGGTAAATCTGCGATTGATGTCAGCGTATTTCATTTTGTGTTCCTCCTTGATATTTTTGCCTTACTCGGTTATAATCAAGGTGGCCGGGGTAAGGCTCCCGGCTCACCTTTTGGGGTGTTTGAGTAGCGGGTCTGTGGAAGGGGCCGCTACTCTTTTTATTTACTCATCCATGATGCGCTTGACGCTTTCGCGGAGTTCTTCGAGCGTTTCACACTTCTCGATGAGTTCGAGGATCGCTTTCAACAGCGCCTCGGTGACGTTCACGTCGTTCATTCACCTCGCTCCTTTCAAAAAGCTGTTCGGCTTTGCCTTACACTCATATATTAAACCATTTAGTTGAAAATGTCAACCCTTTATTTTAACTTTTTCAGATATTTTTGAAAAAATTTATTTGACAATATCAACCGAACGGTTTATTATATGAGATATGAAAGGAGTGACGATATGACAGCGAAACAGGTTGTCGAGATGGCTGTAGCATACGCAGGCATTACGAACTCTGAATTGGCTCGTCGGCTAGGTTGGTCACCGCAGCTTTTGAACAAGCGGCTGAACACGGGCAAATTCACCGTTGAAGAATGGGTGCAAATCGGAGAAGCGCTTGGAGCAAAAGCCAGAGTTGGATTCGATTTCCCCGATGGGAAAGAGATATAGGAGGATACCATGTACGAAGATTTCAAAGATCACGGCATTCGCAGAACAATCGTATCTTTTGACCCGTTCTTGAAGCGTGAGGACGTGCGCGGTCTGACCGACGCGCAGGTTGGCAAAAAGTTCGGTCTGGCAACAAAGACAGTCAAGGCGATGCGGCTGCATCAGGACGTTCCCTTTGAGACGCTCCAGATCCTGTGCCATCAGCTCCAATGCCAGCCCGGCGAGATTCTGGACGCCATAGACGTCTATACGCTTCCCGCAAAA